CGTCTACTTCTATAGCGATAACATCCCCCTCAAAGATTTCCTTTCCATTCTTATCTTTGAGGCCTGTTGATTGCATGAGGATGATATCCTCATCTCTTGGACGTAATTCAATTTCTTGGTTTCGATTTCTGTAAATCTCAGCCATACCATTCATGGTTTTTGTTTCTTTATCCCATGCTCTAAATCGTAACAAAACCACCACGCTCCTCCCATTTTTCTCTTGCATGCAATCTTGAATGTTCTGAAAATGACATCAATTCAATATTTTTAGGACTGTTGTCTAATTTATTTTCATTCACATGATGTGCGATTTCTCCGTCCCTTAAATATCTACCTAATTTGTTTTCTAAAACCAGTCTGTGTTTACCAACATAGCCGGATTTCATAGCATTAGGATGCTCTGGCATGTAAATGTATTCATACCCACTAATAATGACACTTTCTTTGTAAGGCCCTCTCCTAATTCCTAACTGAGAAAAAGATTGACTACACGCTGTTAATCTATTGCCTTCCCCTGTTGGCCTAATTACACAAGAACCACATCTGGGGCATTCAAACAATGAACAATACTCCAGATTTTTTCTATTGTTTATCCTCATCTTTCCTAATTTCTTAATTGGAATCATCTTGCACCTCCTATGTTTTCATCCGTTAGATATTTATATAACGTATTCATTTCATATACTCGAATAAACTCACCATGACGATATATACAATCAAACTCATAAGTCTCGTCGTTTTGGTCGTAAATCATGAATGAAGCGTTTTGATAATTACCTACTGGCACTATTGTTTTAATAGCACTAGCATCAAGGATAAAATTGCTATGTGTAGGCTCGTATCTTAGGTATAATAATTTCATCACTCCACCTCCTCAAAATAAAACCGTCCGTTAAATGGTTTAATTTTAATAATTCCATAATCTATCCCAAGTCTAGCTATAAATGGTTTTGCAATCCGTTCATGCACTGTGAGGATTTGTTCTCTGAACTTCTCTAGCGAAAGAGTAGATTTGTAGAAATTGCATTGATAGCAGGAAGGCATATAATTTTCAAAACTATCTTCTCCGCCTTGATAGTGAGGATGTAAATGATCTACTCTCAAAGTTTTCAAGTCCAAAACCTTGCCACAATAAGCACAATGACCGTCGTACTTATCTAAAACTTTTTGTCTAGTAGTTTTAGATATGCTTTTCCGTTTCATCCTTCCACCTCCTCAATCTCAATCCCCGGACAATCAAACACCCAGCCAAAACCAGTCTGCTCAAGTTCCGCCCGTGTGAAAGTAGGAAGTTTCTCGTTTCCTGTAAATTGCGTTCTTGTGAATTGAGGGGTCAATTCTTCATTGCTCAGGTAATATCTACCCAAGTATTGACCAAGAGTAGCTTTTACCTTAACTGTATACTCCTTCTTTTTCTCAACCTCGTAGTCATTGGCCCATCCGCTGACAAAGATATCTTGATTGTTTATTTCTTTTAACCAAGCAATAACCTCGTCACTCCTTTTAGCGTATAGTCTGATTGTGCATGTATCTAATGCAGAACGTATACTGCGTCTATCTACAAATTGAGCCTTGAAAATCCAATCTGCCACAAATTCTGGGACTTGCACTTTTGGTTCATCGAGTTGTTTTAGTTTGTCTATCACACTTTTTGTTTTTACTGTATCAACAAAATTGCTAATTTGTTCATACTCTGCGATCAACTCCTGTTTATTCATCTAGCTACCTCTTTTCTTCAAATAATCTGGAATTTCATCACCAACCTTGAGACTTTCGTATTGTTCCTTGGTCACTAAAAACTTGCCATAAGCCCCTGCTGTAATTGTGTATCGTCCCTCTATGATTTCCTTGTCTGTGATTTGTCCTGCCATCATACCGCCAGCATTATCCACAGTATAGATGACTATAGGCTGTTTCTTAGGCTGAGGGTTGACTGGTGCCACGTTTCCAAGCACTGCACCGATGACAAAACATATCACGCATAAGGTTGTGTAAAAAATCGATTCTTTTAGATCGTCATTCATCGCAGCTCTCCATGTTGGCAATCACTGCCAATCCAATGGCCCAAATGAGGGCCACTAGATGTGCAATGCTGATAAAAAATATTAGTATCATTCCCATTTTTGTATCTCCTGTTTGTTAATTTCTTCAATTTCTACCTCAATTCTAGGCTTGAGGCTGTAAAATTTGCCTACATCATGCATAGCTATCTGACCATCGTCTTTAAAGACGACCCCTGACATGCTGTCATATAGTGACTTTTCGTAGTTATCTATATCTGGCTTTTTGCCTACTGGAATTGTCTCATCCAGTAACCCCTGACGGTTCTTTTTCCGATTAGAGATATACTGAGGAGGCTCGATGAAAAACCTCACCCGTGCCCTCAGAGCGCCCTCAAGCATCGGCTGACCTATGTACTGATTAGCGATGAGAAACTTGCACTGGTTCCGCCAGAGTTTCATCTCAGCTACCTCATAAGGCTTGCCAAATCGTGTAAATCTCGCCCTTGACTGTGGCCGAGGGTCGATATTTAGCGTTAGTTTCATTTAGCTACTTTCCTTCAAAAATATGTTATAAATCTTAGAGAAAATCTCTATTACTAAGTTCTGTGGTATGTTTGACCGCTCATTGTAGGACTTAGAAAAGTGTTTCCATTCTACATCTTGTTTGATAATGTCATTTTTAAGACCCAAATCAATATTACTAGCAAACTTTGTAGGTTTCTGCAAAGGGTAGTCATAATTGTTGTAGCGTGTGAGATTGAGATGTGGGAGTTTGAAACCCATGACATCCTCAATATATTTCCACAAGCGCCCACTTGCTGGGTTCTCTATGATGAAATATTTAGGGTTATACCGCTTGATGATCTCAATGGTATTGAAAGCGCAAAGCTCTCCATTTACCCTTTTCATAAATTGACGGTCATACTGATAATTTATATAGGCTTTCTCATAGTCAGAGGCGTTCCTAATCGTAAACATGCTAGGCTCCCTTTGTGGAGTAAAGAGGCTATCCGAGAGGTCTTCTTGTTTCCAACAAGCGTTACCCTCGCACATAGCACTAGCATTACTCCAGCTTTCACATGGTGGGCTAGCTATTATCAAATCAGGTTTTGGCAACTTGTCTAGTTTGTCAAAAAGTGTGTTGTCTCCAAACAAGCGCCCATAGTCAGCAAGGTTCAAATTTATAAAATGATCGTTCTTGTTTTCTATGTCTATTCCGATTGGATAGATGTCAATGTTCGCCCCCCCCCGAACTATTCAGAGCTTTAACGCCTTTTGTATAGCTACCATTACCGCTGTCAAACAATGCCCAAACGGTCATTTTTTTATCTGACATCTATACCTCCTAAAAAGGCAAATCATCATCTGACAGAACAAGCGGATTAGCTCCAGCAAATGGTGAGTTGTAGCCACTTGATTGGTTGCTATTTTGGTTGTTGTTGCGCTTTTCCAGCAAAGTAACGGTTTCAGCGACTACATAGGTAACATAGTGACGCTCTCCGTTCTTTTCATAACTCCGAACTTGTAAGCGTCCTGTGATCCCAATAAGCGAGCCTTTGCTACAATACTGAGCGATGACGTCAGCTACACCACGCCATGCTTGGAAGTTGATAAAATCAGCCTCACGTTCTCCGTTTTGGTTTTTGAAGTTGCGATTTACTGCCAGTGTTCCCTGCAGGCTAGATACACCATTGGGCGTTTTGCGTAGGTCAGGAGGCGCTACAAGCCTCCCAACAAGTGTAACGTTGTTAATCATCTAATCCATCCCTTCGTACAAACTTTTCCCAAGTTGTTCCTCAAAATCTTTTTCATCTTCGGGGTCTAATGCAGCCAACTCTGTGACAACTCTTATTTTCGTTTCTCTACACGGCTGATAACCGTATTTGGCATACCTCAACATCCTATTAAATGTGCTTACGGGATATGGCAAAACATTATCAACAACTAAACGTTTTGTGTGCAAATGCTCAAAGAAATCCTCATGAAATATGACTTCAAAAACAGCCATATAATCATCTTCATCCAAATTGTCATAATTTTTGTAATAAGCAAACTTCGTTATTGTAAAATCAAAATTTGAAATAACTTGTTTTGGATTTCCGTATGTGTTTCTGATGAGCTCTAAACGAACTTTATCTTTTATAGAATATATAGACCAGCAATTCTTATTTTCGTACGAAAATTTCCAGTCTTTTGGTTTCTCTTTTATAAGTTGTTTATAATATCTCTGAGCTTCGATAAAATCCTGGTTGTTTTCAAAGAATATATCTAGGTCTTTAACTGGTTCGCCATTGAAAATATTCTTAAAGCAACCTCCAGCAATATATCCTTTATGGCCCACTAGAAATTTATCAAGCCACCAAAGTTGTCTATAATTAAGTAAATCACTCTTTCTAAAATTCATATTCCCCTCCTGGGTTATTCCACCACTCTACCAGTTCGTCATGATGGGCAATCAGGTACTCATCAAATTCTTCAAATTGACGGATGGCCCATTTTAAGCGTTGGGTATCTTCGCCACTTCGTGAGCAATACCCACTCACTTTAAAGATTGGGGTAATATCACTCACACTGCTACGGCTTAGATCGTCAACATTCAGAGCTTCATAAGTCTTAAACTCAAGATCCAGGATAAACTCATCCCCTAGATTATGGATGACTTGTAACCTCTTACCGTCTGAGTAGAGGGCTATGCTGCTTGAAATTTTTCTAATTTCCATGTCTACCACCCGTTCTGTTCGTTTAGCTCAGCTTGAGTCAATGGCTCAATGCGTTGATAACCGCTGACCTGGTAATTTGTCTTATGTTCAAATCCTGCTTGAGCAAGCGCCACTTTGAAACGGTCCTTTTCATCCGTGCTTGTAAAATACACTTCAAGTGTCATTTTTTGGGTGTACCGTTTTGGCTCATTTTCAGCCCCTCTCAGCTCGTTTTGAGTATTCTGGGGGATTTGCCCACCGTCCAAGATTTCGCCCGTTTCTGGGTCAAAATTGGCGGTCTCCGTCGATTTTGGAGCTTGCTCCTCTTCCTTAGCTTCTTGAGACGCTCGAAGTCGCTCAGCTTGCTCTTGAGCTAGTCGCATTTCTGCTTTTTGTTTTTCGAAAACATAGTCAGACTTGATTTGTTCAAACACCTCTACAAGAGTAAGGTCCCGTAGCATGCGGATGTATGGTTGATCAGTCATACCGTACTCCGCACATTGTCCTGAGATGGTTGCTTTTGCTTTTTCTAGCTGTTGTTGGCTCTGGTACTCAAATGTAACCATGTCATCAAGTGATTTCATTGTGGTTTTCTTGAGCGTCACGCCATCTGCCATAAAGTCGCTGGCCTTGATGTATTCTGTAGCTTTTTCATCGAAAATCCGAGGATCTAGCATATACTCAGCCGATTTATTAGCCAAGTAGCTCTTGACTGTATCCAAGCGGACAGCTTTTTGATGTTCTTCAAACTCTTTGACATCATTTGCAATCTTGTTGATGACGTCGTCCATAGGCTCGCTAGTGTCCTTGATGTACTTATCAAATTCATCAGCTGACTGAGACAGTTCACGCTTAATCTTGATACGTTCATCAGAGATCTGCTTTTTCAACTTTCGCAAGTCCGCTAATACTTGCTTATCATCTTTGATAGTTGCAGCAGTCACCGTATAATCCTTATACTTGGCTACAACCTCATTGATATTCTGCTCAAATTTCTCACGGTCAATGATTTCAACCTGTGCTTGTATTACTTTTACTTGCAGTTCTTGCATGGTGTCCTCCTAGTATTCCAGCTCACTATCTAGTAATTCGCCTTGGATAGCTTCTTCTACTAGTTCAGGCTCTGGATGAGTTACTTCTTGCTCTTTGTTAAATTGCTCAATTTGAGCCATCTTACGTGCTATGACTTCTTCCTTACTTTCTTGAGGTTCTTGAGGCGTGATGTCCTTGATACGGTCAAATGTTTCTCCACCATCGTCCTCAGTATACATGTTGCTCAAATCCTCTGGAAAGGCTTCACGTAGAGCATTGACTAATGCTGTTTTACGGATCATAGTAGCTGGCATAGCGTTCCAGGTACTCTGTTTCTTGTCGTATTCGTCACGACTGACAAAGATTTCCACTGGGACCTTAAAGTTTTTGCGGTAGACTCTAGCCCATCCGCCGACAAGAGTATCACCAGGTAGCATGATTGCTCCTTTGCGTTCGTGCATGATACCTTCTTCATCTACCGTGACAACTCCAGCCTCGAACCCCTCATAGTTTGGATTTTGTGCAGCACGCTTCAAGAATGCCTCCTTAGATACAATCAAGCTGAACTCTGTCCCACCTGTTTTCTTCTTGTAGGCTACAATGTAGACCTCATTCGCTAGTGGGTTCAAGTTGCGTCCCTTAATCAAGGACAAGGCTTGCCCGACTTGTTTCTCGGTCAGCAGGTTCTGAGGATCAAAGTAGCGTTTGACATCTTGGAAGGTCCAGACGCTGGTGTCTACTGCTATATCACGCTTTGCTTGTGTTGATAGTTGGTTATTTGTCATCTTATTCTCCTTTGTGTTTTTTTCATGTTCCATATTTCACGCTTAAGACGGCTATTTCTTTTGTTTAGTGAGATTATTTTATCTTGCTGTTCGTCTACGATTTCGCCCAGATTGTGGCAAAGTCTCTCATAGTACTTGCGCCAGTATGCATCATCATGACAATTTACTTCCATATCACTCATCTCCTATGTATACCCAGCGTCCTCCTATAAATACCCACTCATCAGGATCACGGGTCTCACGCTCTGGTTCAGGCTGTAAGTAATCTCGGTCATAGTCAAAGGTTCCAAATAGTCCTCTGTCCATGTAGGCCTCCTTAATTGTTCATATTCTCGTATACATCAATGAGACGTTGTTGGACTGCCACTGTGTCAGCATATCGCTTGCATTCGTATCCTAAGCGGATGTTTTCTTCTGACAGCTCTCGTAGGATCGCATTTTGTTTGTGGTTGACTTCTTGTAGTTCTCGTACTTGAGCTTGTAGTGAACGAATATCAATTAAAGTCCCGCTGTGCTGTACTGGCTCATCTTCATTGAAGTAGTCTAGGTTAAATAAGTTTTTTATTTTCTCTAACATTATTCGTCTCCCTCTTCGTCGTCATCGCTGGTTAGATGTGCTTCAATGGCTTGTTTTGGCGTTTTGCCGTCTAGCACGTCCTGGATAGCATGCGATACGTTGTATATCGTTTCCAATGTATTTTCTAGTATTGCTTCCTCAATTCCTTTAGGTTTAATGAGCGCTAGTGTTAGCATCCCAGTCATTGCGATACCGTGTAGATCTTGTTGTAACTCTTGGATGCGTTCAATGGTTTTGATGTTGTCGTTTGTAGTCATTTTTTTGTCTCTTTTCTTTTTTTATTTATAAGTACTAGTTTGTTGTTTGTTAGTACTTGTTATTTAGTTAGTGCCGTAGGCTTAGATTGTTGTATAGTTAGTACTTGTTATATAGTTAGTACTTATTAGGG